AGAACAAGCTGTTGGAGCAGAACAAGCTGTTGGAGCAGAACAAGCTGTTGGAGCAGAACAAGCTGTTGGAGCAGAACCAAAGATAGCAGAATCAGCTCCACTAGATATTGCTCGTGTCCAAGAAGTTTTAATTAAAGCGCAGAAATTACGTGACGCTGGCGGGGCGGGGTTAGTGACACCGTCAGGAATAAAAGCCCTTGTTGACGCAGGGCTTATAACAGAGGGGGATTCCTTAAACCCTATAACAGCAAACGCAAGTGTTTCTAGACTTCTAGACATGGGCCCAGAAGGGGTTAACGATATTCTAGCAGAAGCAAAACTTGCACAGGTGCAAGCTCCTGTTGTTAACAATACGCGACCCCCCATCTATGAAGAACAAGGTCTTGACGAGCAAGGTCTTGAAACTACCAAGCTACTTGACGCCGCGAAAGAACGCAGCAGACTTATAGCGGATGAACGAGCTGACGAAGAAGCAGCAGCAGAACGCTTAAAAACCGCAAACGAACTAATAAACGCACGTCGTGAACGCGATGCTCAACAAAACAACGCCATACCGGGGCAAAGAAGCGGAGTTCAAATTATACCGGGTACTAAAGTGCCTACCGACCCGACAACTCTTGCACCTATTGGCAAACCAGTCCTTCAAGACGACCCTCTATACGCGCCATCTAAAGTGCCACCTAGCGTAGTCCAAGGCGGATCAGTACCACAAGCACAACTACAAGCCGCTGAAGATACCCGTAATCAAGAAGCTGAAGTAAAACTTAACGCTTTATTCGAAGATGGACGCCGTTCAGCTCAAGCTCAAGAGTACCATGATACACAAATTGATTTGGAGTCCGCACCTGAAGTTACTACTGCGGTAGACAAAGAAGGTATTGTCGAGTTACTTAACATATCGGATGCTGATCTTAAAAACGATGTATCAGCTCTAGCGGCCAAGAATTTCTTTAAACGATTCCGCAGACCTGTTGACGCGCTCGCCGAAATCGGTGCAGCTGTAGTGGTTGGACCTACTCAGAACATTAAAAAGAACTTTACCCCTGCTCAGTTTGCTTTTTACAACGGTATGACACAGTCTAAAGCTATGGACGCACGTCGTTGGGTACATGAAAACATGTCTAGAGGCGCTATACTAGAGATGATAAACGCTCGTCGTATAGCTAGCCGTGATACTGCACCAGCTATGGCAGTTGATGCTATAATGAGTGCTAGGACTAGAGACATAAACGAAATAATCCGTAAGGATAATAACTACCAGAAAAAACAACAAGCCAAAGCTGCAAAAGAATACGCAGAAGCAGAACGTTTAAAAGCCGCAAACGAACTACTAAACGAACGTCTTGCACCGGACAGTTCTATGGCTAAAGACGTTAAAACAACGAAGTTAAAGTCGGGTACAGAACTGTTCCGCGTAACTACACCAATTAGAGGTCGCACTGCGTTTGAATCGTATCTTATCGGTACGGGTCTTAAACTACGGCAGAACAATAAAGTATCAACCGTCCTACCACAAACTACAACTATAGTTTACGACCCTGAAGCTAAATCAGTTATATCAGGCGAAGAAATTATGGGTCTGTATGACGGGTACGTGTACTCAAGAGGTTTGGGTTTCTTACTTGTTGACCCCGTGCATGGGCTAGATCAATCGTTGCTCCCAAGTATTCGTAACGCTTTACAACGGAACGACTTACCATTTGTTCTAAATGCTATAGCCACTACAAGCTCAGTACCTCGTGTCCGTCAGATCGCGGGTAAGTTAGCCGAAGTCGCTGGCACTACACAGGTGCAGGTGGTTGACGATCTATCTACAATGATGGGACGCAAAGCTGCTGGGTTGTTTGAGCCTGAGACTAACACAATATCTATAGACGCTACTAATGGTATGAACGTACATACTATTCTGCATGAGATGACTCACGCGGCTACTTCAGCATCCTTGGCAAACCCGAAACTACCTGAAATTAAGCAGTTGAATACATTGTTTAACGCAGTTCGGGAACAGTTTGGAGAAGTGTACGGTACAGCTAACCTTGATGAGTTTGTTGCTGAAGCCTTTAGTAACCCTGAGTTCCAAAGCGCCTTGTCGCTTACCCGGGTAGACGGCGGTAAGATGTCAGGCTGGGAGAAGTTCACAGGTGCGGTTAGACGTATCGTTCGTAAGCTGGTAGGTTTAAAACCAAAATCTCCAGAGTCTGCACTTGATGAAGTAGATCGTATCATTAACGGCATGCTCACCCCATCCCCAGACACACGGGCCGCTCCAGCGATATTGTTGGCTACGTCAACTCCAGAGGGCAGTATGGATGTTGCTAAGAGTTCAGTTGAGGCTGTATCACCAAGCAAACGTGCCGAGTATGTGGATATGGCAAGTGACATGATGTATAACAGAACTGAACCAGCTTCCAGAGGCATAAAGAATATTATACTTGGGTCGCTAGACTCTCGTATTCTTGCGGATATTGCTAAAAAGAAAATACCGTACGCACCTGAGTTAAACATTCTTATCCGTAAGATGAGTGGGGCTATGCGAGCACGAAATGACGCGCTCGACGCTATGACCAACAACTATGTAAGTTGGACTCGAAAAAACAAAGCCGCTACTAAGATTATGAACAACCTAATCCCTAAGTCTACTGCACTGCGTGTAGACCCATCGAAGCCGCGGTCATACTACAGTTCTTACAGAGCAGCGTATAGCGATATTATTGCTAAGAAATCTGTTGTAAAAGAATTTAAGTCGGAGCAAGCCCGCACTGCTTGGGTAGAGAACTTTAACAAAAATCACGAAGAAGCTAAGACTACTAAAGCTAAGAATATGAAAGACCCTGACCAAAAAGATTTGGTGGCTTACGATGCACTGCGCAAGCAGTACAAAGCTATGGGTAAAGAAGGCCAAGCGTTCTATAGGCAGATGCGTAACTTCTTTCAAGATACGTACGACGAAATTCTTCCAGCCCTACGCGCTCGTCTAGAGGCGTCTATTGCTGATCCTAAGACACGCGCCACTGCCTTTGAGAAGCTATCAGATATTCTTATGAAAGAGAGCGGTATTATTAAACCGTACTTCCCTCTTATGCGTAAAGGTAAGCATCGCTTACAGTACGATTTCATTGATGAAAACGGGCAACGCGAAATGGCGGTCGAGTATTATCAGAATCGGCGACAGTTAGACAAGGCGTTTAAACTTGCAGAACAAAATATAGCGGTCGATGTTGCAGCAGGCAAGCTCGAGGCTAGTGTTAAACCTGTGTATACTCGTGCAGATCAGAATATGGATTTTAAAGCTGTCCCAAGTTCTTCGTTCGTTTACGAGATATTACAGACTATGGAGCTGTCCAGAAACAATTTTAAAGACCCTAAAAGCTACAATGATGCGGTACAGAGTGTTGTAGACCTAGCTTTAGATGCAATGCCAGAGCGTTCATTTATGCAGGGATTCCGCAGACGTAAAGATGTACGTGGTTATATAGGTGACAAAACGCCTACTAAAATAGGTGATACTGAGTTTGACGCTGTCACTATGATGAAAGAAAAAGGTCGTGACCTAAACCGTCAGATCGTGCAGATTCAAGCAGCGGCAGAGATTGAGAAGTTCCGCAATAAGCTCAAAGAAGATAACTTCCTTACTAACCCTGAGACTGCGGATATAGCACGTAAGCTAGATCAGATCGCTGCGTTCGCTCAAAAACCTAACGTACCTCGATGGTCACAAGTAGCTAACGGTGTCGGCTTTAACATGACTATGGGTATGAACTTCTCGTCAGCAGCGATCACCTTCTTCGACGTTGCGATGAGTGCTATGCCGTTTATCTCCGCAGAGTACGGAGTAGGTAAGACTGCTGCCGCGTACGGCGAGGCTACTCGCCTAATTATGAACGCCCCTAAAACACGGGGTATCATGGTGTCTGGCCCTGATAACAAGCCTATAGAACAAGAAGTTAAGATGGGTATTATTGGCAAGTCTTCCTTCAACTATACATTCGAGCAGCTACCGCCAGCAATGCAGAAGATTCGGGCCGACATACTGTTCGGAATGGCCGCTGACCAAGGTCAGTCCAACCAGTCTATGGTCCAAGAAAGTCTTGAGATCGGTCGTGACGCGCCCCTAGAGGGCATAAATAGATGGACTAGCGGCATGTTCCATCACTCGGAACGCGTTAACAGAGAAACAACGCTCACTGCATCGTACGCACTAGAGGTTAGGAAGCTACAAGCCGAAGGTAAACAGCTTACCGATCAGGACTACAGAGACGCTGCACAAAAAGCTATTGAGACAACCGAGTTTACTCTTGGTTCAACAGCGGCAGCGGGTCGCCCAGTATGGGCGCAAACCGGCGTTGGTAACGTATTGTTCTTATTCAAACGCTTCGCTATCGCCAAATACTACATGATGTATAAGTTGGGGCATGACTCCATCGGACCAACAAACGTCGCTAAGATTATGCAAGATATGGGCGTCACCGAAGCCGAAGCACAACAGATCAGGAAAGACCGCAAGCTCGCACGAGTGGGCCTACGTAACTTCCTAATCTCTACAGGTGTTATGGCAGGTGCAGGTGGTATGCCAATGATGGGTACATTCGGCGTTATTTACAATATGTTAAGAGATGATGATGAAGATGATTTCGAATCAGCATTAAGAAAATTCACTGGTGAAGGTATCTATGGCGGTTTAGCCAACGAGCTACTCGGTATAGACGTAGCAAACCGTATCTCGCTTAACAGTTTATTATACCGCCCACCACTTGTCGAAAAAGATCAAAGCCCTCTCTGGACGTTCGCAGAGCAAATTGGTGGCCCAGTTCTAGGTATTACTCTTAGCGGCCTGCGTGGCGGTGGTGAAGCGCGGCAAGGATTTGTTGATGGGGACATGCAGGCGGTTAGGCGCGGTGTGGAAACAGTAGTCCCTGCGGCTATCCGCAACTTTCTTAAAGGCATACGGTTCTACAATGAAGGTGCAACGACGCGTCGTGGAGACCCAATCACTGAGGACATAAACGCGTATAATGCTGCAATGCAGGCGCTTGGGTTTGCACCACAGGCTTACATCCAACAGCTTGAGTTCAACAAGAACGCTCGGCGTCGTGAAGAAGCTGTAAGTAGTGTACGTACGAAACTCCTACGCCGCCGCAACATGGCGCTACGCAATGGGGATCGTGAAGGGGTGCAGGAGGCAGATCGCCTGATTAGCAAGTACAACGAAGGTCTTCCGAGAGGCGCAGAGAAATCCCGCATCGGGACGGAGACTAAAGAACGATCTAAGCGTAGTTTCGAACGTACGACTTCGAAAATGACAGGCGGTATGACATATACTCCATTCATGCAGTCGGTTGTTGAGGATTACGACAAAGGTTTCCAAGGCTTTTAACGAAAAAAGCCCCCACCGAAGTGAGGGCAAGTAGTAGGTTGAGAACAACATTTATAGGAGAATGTCGTACGGGTATTGTTACACAGTACGCCACGCCCGTAAACCTAATTTGCCGTTTTCGATGCAGGTTTGAGTATCAAACTCCCATTCTTTGAGCTTTGCGACCTTGTTTAGTTGTTCTTTGCCCTTCTCGGTGTTGACGCAAGGGATGAATATAGACGACCCCTCGCCCATATTCTCCCAGTTAACAGTGACCCGTAGCCCGTCAGGGTTTAGGTCATCAACTTTAAGTACCTTCTGATCCGTCACTATCTTGCTCCATCGCTGCAAACTCCATCTCTAACACCCAATCCGGTGGCAGGTTGAAGTCAGTGCCTTTAGTAAGGCGTTTCTTTGTTCGCTTTGCACCTAGCTTACTCTTCAATTCATCCACTACGCCTTGATAATTAATCTGCTGATCGACACACCACTCTCGGAATGGCTTGAGGCGCAGGAATAATAACTTGGTATCTGGCTCGTACCGTGCAACCAAATGCCCGCGGGGCGATGCGCCGATAGGTACAAGTTGGTCTAAACCATTTTCGTGCTTCCCACGAAGGTCTTCGGTGCTCTCAATCTTGAGCATGTTGTTGTAGTTTTCTGACAAGTAGTTGTTGAGTGTCTGGGTGACAGATGACCCTACATCATTGACATAGCTGTTGCGGGAAATAAGCTCTCCTACAACCCATTTGTATACGGCACCTACATCGTAATCCACAAAGCCTAACTTCTTAGCGATAATAAGCCCTGCGATAATAACAGAGTTACCGTTAGACCAATACCTATGTTCGGGGCCGAGACCCGCGGCTTTGTCTATACGTTCACGCACAGCATCTACTGTGCGACGCACTTCTTCTTTGTTGTTGATAACCCACTGTATATACTCCACCCCTATATGCCCGTAGTTATTCTTGAAGTCACTAAACAGGTGGGTAGTCTCGGTGTTGTGCCCCTTAATAAAGTGCTTCTTCTGCACATGAATTTCGAACATCCTATACATTTCTGCTTTTGGTGTAGCCTTGTGCCGCCCCAATACTTCCCATGCACTTGTGTTACCTGAGCTTAGTGCCAGTAGTTGCCAAGGTTTCCCCCGCACGCGTTCGATGTTGCCGTTAGAAGACAGGCGGTTTTTCTGACGCCCTCCAGACACCTGATAAACATACTCAGACATCTGCTCACCTGTGACGTTAGTCATCTCATCAGACACTAGAGGTATGTTATGCATAACCTCTCCACGGTTCATCCGCGAATTGTGGGTGTCCTCGGGTTTGTTCATCAGGTCGTCAGGACTGCCCCATATACCCAGTGCCGCCATTTGAGCAGTGGTCTTACCTACTCCAGAACCACCATAAAGATGTACAGCCATACTGTTTAGACCTGTAACAGCCATGAGTGGTGAGCCGAAACCTATACCCAACACGTACTGGTGCAGTTCATATCCCGGTTTGTTATAGAAATTCATTAGCTCAACACACCTTTTACGTGTGCCTTTGGGCTCGAACGAGTCAATCAAACCTGCTGTCTTTGCCGATGGAGGGTTTAAGTCGACGTCTGTTGCAGTGACTAGCTTGCCTCCCAGTACAAAGGATTCCATATCGTCACCGACCCAACCGAATTGGCGATGCGCCTCGTCAGCCACAGTCGTCCGTTGCAGTTCGTCTACCCATTTTGTTGTGTATGCCATTAGTTTATCTAGAGCCTTTCCCCATGAAGTGACGCCTTCTTTAGCCATGCACTTACGGAACTCCTCACGAGAAGTTATATGGGTAAGCGGCACGTTAAATTGTCGTACACCGTCTTTTGGTAAATGTAAGCGGAACACTAACGTTTCGCCCAGTTCGATGTCATGTAGACGCCGAGTAATATAAATGTCGTGGTGGTATATAACCTCCTCTTCGACGTCCCCGTCAGAGTTGCTACTTCGTAAAAATACGCCACCCGCCGCTCCACGGAAGTAGGGCTTAGGGTATTCTGGTATCTCAAACTCTTCCGACTGCCTTATACCGGCCTTTAGAATCGGTGCTGATACTACCACTTCGCCTTCGGACTCCCGAATACGCTTGCCCAGTACAATCGGGGATTTGATCTCGCCCCATAAAGTACAGTTTTGGCATGTGCCTTCGTTAAGGTCGTTAAAACTTGCACAGGTGTATGGGCCTTTGATCTCGTCCGTCTTCTTGCGCATATCTGCTTCGTTGTATGCGGGATGTTTCTCTGATATCTTTACCGCGGCCATATCCCCGTCACTGCAGAACTTTGCAATAGATAGACCTGCTCTCCATAGAGGCTCGCTCACTTCTGCTTGGTTCATAGCAATGTGCTTTAACTGCTCGCATCCTCGACCTTCGACAGTCTTCTTAATGATTGTCTTGAAAACATTTTCAGTATTCTCGGCGTAGGCTTCGTAAAGAGCATCAGTACCCAAGTCGGCCTTAATAACTGGCTTCGCTAGAACCCCTAGCTTGGATGTAAAGTCTTCTAGCGCAATAGGTTCTGGCATAGACACACCAAGGAAATCTACTGGTAGCGGTGGCTCTTCTTTGTAGTTCTTTGAACCCGGCATACGTAGTACACGCACAACGTCAGCAGTAACCGCAGGGTCAGCAAGCAAGCCGTTCTCAGAACAACATCGCTTTAGTCTGCCGGCTTCTACAAGCCACTGCTCCGCCGAAACTGCTTCGGTAAGAGGCCAATATACATGTACGCCTCGACCACTGTTAATCATTAGGGGTTTAGGTAGCGACAGCTTCTTACAGAAATCACGTACTGCAGATACCGCGGCTTCTTTGGTAGGGTATTCGTATGTTGGTCCACAATCCAAGTCGAGGAAGAAAGACTTCAACTCGTGTGCGTTCGCGCCTTTGCGTCCCGCATCTTTGGTCGTTTCTTTAAATGTACTCAAAGCGAAGTATGTGTTCATCCCGTCTGCTATAAACTTACGTGTAGCTCTTTCTGTGTCTTCAATAGTATCGTAAAACTTTTGTATGCGTACATTACCTTTAACGGCGAACACGCAATAGTGCCCTGACTCGCTGAGTAATCCTTTTAAAAAATCTAAGTTGTTCATTGTTACTGCTCCAAAAATATGTCGCGGCGGGCTCTCGAAAGGGTAACAAACCCGCCGCAACTGCCTATCGTTAAACTAGGTTACTGACCCCTCAGTCGTCCCAGTTGTCTACGATAGACGCAAGATCAACCTCGCTAGCAGAGGGAGCAGATACCTCTTTCTTCTTGGCGACCTTTACTGGTTCGGGCATTTCATCTACTTCAGCAGGAGCAGAGTCAGCCACATCCCCGAATATGACAGATGGATCATCTTCATCGAGAGAAAAACCATCTTGTGTATCAAACGGAGAATGTTGTTTCTTATCCGCTAATGTTATAACCTGCACAGCCTTTAGCCGTAAAGATACGCCATGAGTAGACATGCTGTACGGTACAAGAGTTAACCCCATGTTTACAATACTGCCGTGTGTGAGTTCAAAGTCAGAAGGTAATTTTCTATTCTTTGCGTCCACTTGTAGAGGTTTTTCGGTAATAACACCGGAATACTGACCCTTTAGTTGGGCCGCGCCGATATACTTACCGTCTGTGTCTTTCTCAAACACTTCCGCAGGCTTCGGCATATCAGGCCAATTTGGTTCCGCCGCTTCTTTGTATGCAGATGCCATAGCATCATACAATTCTTTAGCTTGTGCAGTGTTCATACGAAACTTTGTCTCATACTTTGCATTTTCTTCGGTAGGGCCACAAGGCACTGTCTTCCCTTTAGGGGGAACACTCCTATCAAATCTGTATGTTTGATTAAGACGTGGGTAGTGGGCTTCGACACCCTTGATTAGTTGTAGTTGTTTGGCTGATGCCATTAGTATTCTCCTTTGTTATATTCAAAACCGTTTACTTCTGTAAACGGAGAGTTGTCCCTTGCGGTTTCTAATTGAACCGACACGGTCTGTAAGGTAGCTATGCTTGCCGCACAGCTACTTTTCTGTTCAAGCGCCTTCTTGAGTTCTTGTTCGTTAAGCGCACGAACAGCCTTAAAAAACAGTTTAGGTGTCACAGACTTTTCATCAAAATGTACCTGTGTAACCACCGATATTGATGAAGTTTTGTGTCTGTGTAAGTACTTAGCGTATCCCTGCATAGACCTATCACCTTTCTGGTCTTTACCAAAAATAGACGTAGCAGGGATACGCATCTGATAAACTGTATTCATCTGTCCTTCCAATACGACAGCTAGACGTTGCGAGTACCTACAAGCTCGACCTCCGCCGATGCTTGAACCTTTGATGTTTTGTCGACAGTCCATACAGCGGTTAGCTTGCTTTCGGCCTATCGGAACATCCTTAGATGGTCTTTGCGTATCTGGCGACCAACATGTCGGGGCAGAGGGGCTTGCTGGATTGTACGCATCTTCATAGTAAGTACGAGCCAGCTTTGCGGCGTTCACTATAACTAAATTTAAAGGACCATCACTTGCGCTGACGTGCTCGCCGCCAATGGAGTAGTGGAAACGTCCACCACGGAGGCTAATCCGATTAGGACTACCACCACTCCCGAAAGTTAATAGGTCTACCATCAACTACTCTCCTTTTGTTTTTGAGGCTTCTTTATGAGCCTTATTGGTTTCAGAAGCTAGTGCCGCTTCTACTTCGTCGAGCCGAAACCGATAAACATCGTTGACTCGTATGTAGGTACTAGCAGGGATTTTACCTGTGTATATCCACTTGCGAACTGTAGATAGGGACACTTGAAAGTAATCCACTACCTTGTTTATATTTACGTATGGTGATTCGATGTCACTCATTTTTTCCTCACAGAGATTGCGTACTCAGAATCTACATTAAGGCCTGCCGGAACTAGGTCAGGGTTTTCCTCAATGAACTGGCGTACATGGGTTTGGTTTAAACGCTTCTCGAAAAACTCAGGGAGTTCATTATCCATGATAAACTTGTGCATGGACTCCCAGTCGCTCGTCCAATATCGTTGCTTCACAGTGCGATAGAACAAACCCGAAGCAGTGCGTACACTGTCGACTTCGTGTTCTTTGCAATATTCCAACAAAGCAAGTTTTACCTTGTCTTGTTGTTCACGGAGCTTACCCTCTTCCTCTTTGTATTTGGAAGATAGCTCCGAACGTTTGTCGCGTATCTTAGTGTACGCCTTAACTAACTTGTCTACCGACACAGCCATATTGTTCTCCGTTTTATACTTGTCTTACCGTCATATACGATCGTATGGTAGTTAGTCAAGCACTTCTTTGTACAAATCTATCATAGCCGTGTGTATGTTTATGCGCTCGTCTAGCATGCGGTAAATACGTTTTTCTGCGGCAGACCCCGCCAACTGAATTACAGTACACTTGTGCGTCTGACCTGCACGGTGAATACGTGCGTTAGCTTGTAGGTAAGTTTCTAGCGAAGAAGTCGGTCCCCACCACACGATTGTGTTCGCCGCGGTCAGGGTCACACCATGCGCGGCAGACTGAGGCTGTATTACTAGCACTCTGGGATCGGCTTCGTTCTGGAACCGTGCAAATATCTCTGTGCGTTTAGCCGCAGGGACGTCTCCTCGTATAACTTCTGTCGTAATACCGTCTTTGCGTAGTTTGTTCGTGAGCATGTCAATCGTATGACGGAACGGCACGAACACCAACACTTTCTGACTGCTCTCGTCGATGGTTTCCCTCAACGCTTGGTATCGGCTCTTGATGTCAAACTCTATCGAATCTCCATCGTCAGTATAAACTGCACCCGCGCTGATCTGTAAGAGCTTGTTCATGTTGATCGCGGCGTTGGCCGAAGTCACAGACTCACCTGCTACCTGCATTAGCATTTGTTTGCGTAGTGTTTCGTAATACTTCTTCTGCTGTGGGGTCATTTCTACAAAGCGTTTGGTATATATTATGTCTGGCAGGTCAAGGCACTCGTCTTTGGTAAACCTGATTGCAGGTTGCAGTACGTGGTGTACCGAATCTTTAGCAGTCTCTTTCGGTTTGTAAGTGAACTGCGTGACTTTGTGCATCACCATATCTCTCCATGCGCCGAAGAACCTCGGTACGGAAAGTGGGTTGACCAATTTGGCTAGGCCGTAAGCATCGACGGGGCTTTGCGCGGCGGGTGTACCTGTCATCATCCATAACCAATCGTCTTCCTTGATTAGTTTATTTAACGTCTTCCACCGCTTTGTCTGCGCGTTCTTGTAGTGTGTAGCTTCATCAACGATAAACAGATCAAATCCGCCCGCCGCAATCTCGTCCCTAACAACTTCAACGCCATCGTAGTTAATGATAACAAACTCAGCACCACTGTTTATGATCTTCTTACGTTTCTCTTTGCCCCCGTGCGCTACATCTACTGTGCGATGCATAGCAAAAGAGAATAAATCGTTGCGCCATGCGCTGTCCATAATCGACAAAGGACATACAACAAGCACACGTTTAACTTTGCCTTGGGTCATAAGATAGTCCGCCGCCCATATGGCTGATGCAGTTTTACCTGTACCCTGCTCGTTAAAGCAAAAGGATTTCTTGTTCAGCGTCATAAAAGACGCAGTGTCTTTTTGGTGGTCGAATGGCGTGTATTGCCCCGGCCAACTGTACCGTTTTGTAATCGGTGATGGTGCGAATATGTTTAACGAACGCAGGGATAGAACTTCATCTAACCCCCACTTTACGACAACCTTGTTCATAGGTAGCTCCTTGCTGTTGGGGATAACTGTTGTTATTTGCTTTGGGTTACGTACCCGTAGCATTATTGCTTTGTCCCTCAAAATTTCCATGTTGTTCTCCGTGGTAGTGAGTAACTACCTTTTTTTCTTGGGGCTGCTCATAGCACCACCCGCAGCTCGATTTTTCTTACGGCTCTGGACTTTGTACCCGTCCTTGTTAGTGCCGCCTTTACTTAGTGCCTTCTTGTGAGCGATATCTTTACCTTCTCGCTTGTCGGCTTTGCCGTTCTTATTGGCATCTTTGCCGTTCTTATCCATCGTACGTCTGGCGCGTTGTCGCTCCATACGAGCTTCGTGTTCTCCTCTTGCTTTCTGCTGTTGATATTCTTTTTTATATGGGCGGGGTTTATTCACGTATGGCATTAGTTTGCTCCATTATGGGGACACTCAACTACTTGACAGTGTCGTTTACACAGACCAGATGGCTTTGGATTCCAAACATCCACCTCGAACGCTTTCTCCATCCTAGCATAGTTTGCTAACCATTTCCCCCATAGAAGTTGCTGTAAGTCTATTTCGTACTCAGCTTTTACAAGGTTCTTGGCGATAACGAATAACAGCCCTGCCTTTAGCTTGATAACTTCTGGGTAATGTTTAAAGATTGTTAACGCCATCAACTCCAACTGACCTTTGTCGGCATACTTCGCCGATTTGCCTGTCTTGTAGTCAATGATCCAACCCACCCCAGTTTGTTTGTCTATGATCGCAAGATCAACAATGCCTCGAAACCATACATCTTTTGCAAAGAAACTGCAGGGTTCTAGGTCAGCAGTCAAGCCTAACTTCTGCTCTACTATCTTATTGCCTTTTTTGTCGTTAAGGGAATCCAACGTAGGTTTTATAAAGTCGAACTTGGCGGGTACAGGAGTACCTTTACCTATGTAATCCTCACATGCCTTGTGGAACTCAGTGCCGTAGCGCATAGCCTCAGTTTCTCTGAACGGGTACTGCTTGAGTACTTTCTCATGGTAGAACTGTTTGGGGCATTGCTCAAATGCTTTGATCCGACTAAACGACCACGGCGCGGCTTTACTCATTGGACAATATGTACCCCTGCTACACCCTTTTCTTTTAGCCTATCGGCTACCATCTTCGCGCCTAGATTATAACCCATATAAATACCCTGCGAGAACACCGAATACGCAACCTTTGCGAACTCGTCGCGCCCTATCGTAGCATAATCCTCCGGCGCATTTTCCTGTATCGCGTCCAAAGCGAGCATAAATTGCTCCATGCACAGCGCGTCAAATTGTTCTTCCGTCATTTCCAGTCTCCTATTTAAATGTACATTTGTTTTCATTCACAATCTCCGTACGACTTGCCAGTACCACTTTCGCAATCGACAGGAAGGCCCTCTGCCCAGTCTGGTGTCCATCTCATACATGTCTCCACGTACGCTTGTGCTTCAGCGACTTCTTCGTCGGGTACACAACATGCAATCGAATCGTGTACCGTTAGTACTACATTGTGTTTCTTATTAATTAGTAGCATCTGCTCGCCTATTATGCAACGTGCTATAGCCTGACACACGTTCTCGATAACCTTACCACCATATATCCGTGTTCGGCCTCGACGTATTTTGTATGTATACTCGAACCCTTTCTCAGATTGCTCCCCATGTAAATCAGGATAAAATATCTTTAATCCGTTAGGTATTATAAGGGCTTGGTTCTCAGGGTCTACTCCAATGATACCCTTCTTTCCGAACTGCACAGCGCGGTTGTTAGCCAACTGCTTGACCATATAGTTAGCGTCTTTCCACACCTTACTAATCTTGAAGTTAGCCTCTCGGTATATATTGATAACGCGCCGCGCCTCGTCCAACTCGATGTCGAACCCGTATTGTTTTAGTTGCGCTTGGAACTTCTCTGCTCCCATGCCGTAGCCCGCACCTAGAATTGTAGTCTTACCCACAAACCTTTGATCTTTAGTTACGTTCTCTACAGCCACGTTGTAGATGCTAGACGCCATGTACTTATACACGTCCTCACCCTTGGAGAACTGGTCTACTAAATCATTCTGTCCCGCGAACCACGCGAGTACCCGTGCCTCGATTTGGGAAGAGTCGGCTTCGACAACTGTGTGTCCTTCTGGTGCAATGATAGCCCTCTTTAACTTCTTACCATTTGGCCCACGGCTCGGTAGGTTTTGTAAGTTAATCTTATCCGCTCCACCCCATCTACCAGTGTGCGCCGCGTAGTACCTAATCGGTACGGGTAAACGTCCACGTTTAGAGATACCTATAAACCTCTGTGTGCGTGTTTCCTCAAGAGTAGATTTATTTCCAAGGCGCGCCGCTACTAGGGATTGCACACGATCATCCTCATGTTCCTGCAATATCTTGAAGTCTTCATCACTCTTAGCAAAGGCGTACGTCTCCTTGCCTGTTGTCAGACTGATCTTCATAGGTGGCTCAACGTTGAGACCACGTAGCATGTCAGCAAACTTGAGATTTGACATCAAGTCTTTCTTGTCTGTCACCCCTGCATCGCGCAGTAGTTTGTCCTTACGATCTTGCGTGTCTTCCAAGTGCTGTTCCAACAACCCAAGGTCTAGGTCAAGTATCGGATCAATAAACATACGTAGTGTAACGTCGATCAGCTTTAGCTCAGTGCGCGGAAAGTTAGCTCCCATAATCTTAAATAGTTTATACGTTAGCTCGACATCCTGTATGCAGTACTCGCCGTACTTCTTAGCTTCTTCTGCAGTGAAATCGGCGGGGCGTTTACCCTTGGCATTGTTTACCTCGAAACCTTTTTCGCCGATACCATAGCGTTCAGATAAAGCCCGCAGTGATGCACCTGCCTCTATTCCGTGTAAACCTCTACCCATGCACATAGTGTCAAACCACACCTTCGGCTTCACACCATACCGCCAACTTAGAATAGACCCATCGAACATAGTGTTCTGCGCTAGGATAGCACTGTCAGAGAAGTCTATGTGCGTTAGTAGACGTTCGATGGTCTGGGCATCGTTAAAGTACTTCGTAACCTTGTCGTTCTTTTTGATAGCAAGGCCGATCACTTCGAAGCGTGGATCGCGCACATAACTCTCTGTCGTTATCTTGGATAGCGAATACTCTTGGTCGTAGTAGGTCTCAAAGTCGAGTGTGTATACGTCCATCAGCTTTCCCCCTCCGACGCCTTAGAGTCATAGTACGCATCAGTCAGGAGATCGACTAAATACTCGGAGACAGAATCATAGCCCCCCTCAACGGCCTGTATAATGGCGAACTTCCATACTTCGTGTGTAGTTGTCCTCTCCAGTACGGGGGCAAACGCTCCGACTTTTATACCGTACGAACGTTGTAAAGCGGCTAGATTTTTAACCTTAGTGTCAATCATACCCTATCATCCTCACCTAAGCCGCGCCGTTGATAAGCTATAAGAAAGCTAAGACAGCATGCGGCGTGAGCTAAATGTGAAAACCCTGTTTCGGGGTCGTTATCTTCACCTCTCCACCAAGCCCACATGTGACGCATCATAGCACTAAAGTAACGGCTCCATGATGCACCTTGCGCCCAGTTGTGCGCGCTGTATTTCTGTGCGCCGAACGTAAGTACTTTCGCTGTTTCTTCTAGCAATTCTGGTGGCAATAAATCGTACCTAGTCTTAGCGTTGTCGTCCTTTACAAACTTGATGGGTGCTTCTTCTCTCCAGTTGGGTGACGATATCGTTTCTATCATCTTATCGACATACTCCACGTCCGTATTCGTTGCCTCAGCTACTTGGCTAGAACTTGCCCCACGGTTAGTAAGTAGATACGCCCACACACGTTCTTCAACTGAATGGGTATCTATATCAATCATATCTTGTATCCTTCTTTACGTCTATTGCTCACAAATTTATTCAACGATGTAGGGTCACCAGATACACCAATAGCTTGCCAAGGCGTTTCGATCTTAGTGTTTGGGATTATTATAAGCATCCGTACTTCTTCCTCAGCGATAGTGTGCTTCTTAGATAGTTTAGAGTTTATAAAAACTTTCTCACCGTTATCTACCCGTACCCCAAAGGCAGTGCCTGTAGGCATTTGGTGGGTAATAAAAACTTCTTGTGCTTCCATACTATTAATAATGCTCATGTTGTTTATTCCTGTTGTGTTGTTGCCCAATACTTAATTTGTGTTTCTGTTTGGTGCATGTTTGTTTCGTTTACGACCCAATCAAAACCCCCTGCCATTTTAATATCGTCTAGGTTCTTTTGTTGCAGTGCAGTAGTCTTCCCCTTCCCTGCTTTACATTCAATACCAAGGAACAACCCTTTGTAACACGCGACTATGTCAGGCACGCCGCTCCGTCCAAATCCACCCGTAACGGGGTAGAAGTAGTATGCGCCCATCTTCTTTAGGTAGTTGGTCACTACCTTCTTTACTTTAGCTTCTGGTGTGGTTGCCATTGTTGATCTCCGTGTGTGGTAACTGGCATAAATGGGAGGCGGTTGTACGCCCCCCAAAGTTAAATTGGTAGTGTGTCACTACCTATCAGCGTAAATCCAATAGGTAGTCTTGTCGATCCTATGACCTACACCCTCTATAGGTTTGGTCGGTGGTGTAGGGTCAACAAGCATAAGGGTAGCAATACGTTCTTGAACCCATTCTGGAGTGTCGTTTATACTGTCATATACCCCTAAACCTGTCGAGTCAATAGGCCCTAGATCAAAGGACATTACAATAACCTTATTTGTGGTGGGATGTATTGTCACGCGGTACGTAGTAGCGTCACTTGCGCCTACGCTCACTCGCTCTCACCTTTAATGTAAAACATATTCTCAGCGGCACGATACCCAACGCCCGAAACGTACTGGCCTGCCTCCACCATTGACAGCACAGATATTGCACCCATCAAACTCTCTGGTAGTTCTTCCTGTGTGTACACTAACTTGTTCTCATTGCTGTCGTCGAAACGAAACAACCTAGAGTTGTCGCCCACGTCAGAAAACCCACGGAATACATTTGCCCCTTGGGATTGTACTACCTCGATAAAAATATGTTTTGCCTCGTGAAGCGCACTGCTTTCTTTATGTTCATCAATCGCGACAAACGCTTCGGTTAGCAGTACTTCGAGTTCCTTGTCAAGAAACACGTAATCTGATTGCAGTATACGCTTGAGTTCTCCCTGCAGTGGGTTAGGGATACGCGAACCAAGCCTCTTAGCTCTGAAAACATCGGTGTCGATTTTAGCTGTGACCTTGTTCGCCTTAGTACTTGCTGTATCCTTCACGCGATGTAGTGCAGAAGTAAACTCACGTTGGGCTTGCTTTAGAACCTGCTTGGGGGTCAACGGACGTAGGTATTTTGCCGCGTTGGAGACACCCTTTTCTCCACGCATTGCGCTAGACATGTAGCGTTTCATACCATACGAGTACTTCCTGTTGAGTATGTTGGGCGAGAACACGGCGTAACGCCTGTCTTGTTCGCCTGTATCGTTCATATAATCGTACGTAATATAACCCATAGCGTAGGTATCCTGTGGGCGATAAACCCACAAGGACGTATCGGACCTCGGCGAAGTTTTGTAACCGAGTACCTTCTCTTTGAGGCTACTACCCATAACATTTACTTCTAGTTGTTGTGCATTTAAACCGTTAGTGAGCCGATCTATAGAGCCTTTACCAATATCGCCAACGATATCTGATACTAATTTTAATCCTAGATTTTCCATAGTTGTTCTCCTTACTTTTTTACGAACCCGAGTTCTGTGTTGATGAATGTATTGAAGCGTGACCGTACAGTAGACACATCTTCTTTAGTCTCTAGCTTTTTGAGTAGAGGCGTGTTGTTGAAGCTCCAACTCCCTTCACCTGCAGTGTAGCAGTTGCCAGCAAAGTATACCCAAAACGCTAGTCGTGCGGTGTGCTGATCGTCCCGCACAATCTCACGTCCTATCTTTGCATCTACCTGTCGCCAGTACACGCCATGCTCATTTCTATAGACTTCGGCTAGTATCTCTCCCTGCTTAGATGTGTACTCGTGGTCGTCCAATGCTAGTAGGGGTGACATAGCCATGCCCCATTCAAAGAACGAACTGATTGCATCTTTGAACTTAGCCTTGGCTTTCTTGTTCACACGCGGGCCTTTTGGTATTGGACGTCCTGTCCCCTCAACATGTACCCAGTCAGTACCAGAGAACCTATCTTTACTCTCGACTTTGTTGAACACTAAGGCAGAGTTGTCGTCGTGTACCATGGCCCATTTTTTAGCTTTCGCCGCATAATGATTATCGTTTGCGCTAAGCTTTATACCTTCATAGACACTACGCGGCGTGGTATGGGTCTTGGCTAGGTAGTGCCGTCCATTACCGCTTACCATTGTCTTAGTCACATACTGTTTACCATTGTCGATACGAAACCCCAAACCTTTCGGTGTGTGTCTGTCTATGAAAGCATAACGTGAGTTGTGTGCATGGTCTCCATATCCGTTGCGTATTGTGACTTGTTCTGTGCCATCACGTTTCTTGCGCCATATAATAGGTGCATACTTCTCCATGTCCTTTAGTGTAGGTACAAACTCAGTCTGTGAAGCATAATAGCCCCAACCCCAGTTAAAGTGTTCGTCACCAAAGTGAAAGCCATCTGATAGTGCATAGCAGTTGTTGCTGATCTTCACGATACGTTCGTACTTACGTTTGCGATCACCCATGGGTCTGATGTCTTTACCCTTGTTAGTGCTACCGCCCATTGGTTTTATGCTTTCGTAGTGATACACTACCTCGTCGAAGCTATTGAATGATGAATATGTTAGTGCCATTTGTTTTTATCCTGTTGTTTAATATTGTTGGTTAGTTTAAATTATCTGTGTGGGCAGTTATTGCCCACACGAAGCTCCCTCGTCTTCATCGTCGTCGTCACGTTCTATCTCACCTAGACCACTACAGTTGTCGCAATCGACCCATGTCTCGAATGGCTCATACGTATCGCCAGTCCACTTGAACTCCTCGCCTGTAACTTTGCCTTGGTGATATGTGTCCTTACACTCAGGACATTCGATGAAATGCTGCTGCTCCTGCAACCCGACTACATAGTTTCCAATTTTACTCATTTACATCTCCCATTAATATATAATTTTCCAAAACATCAATTACGTTTGCGATGCAATCCCCGATAGTAGTGTCTGTACCATCACCATCTTTTGCCAGTACACCAAACTTATGTACCTTAGACCTTTCGCGTATGTCATACATATCGCAAAGAGCGTCTTCTATTGCTTCGTTACTCATTTACATCTCCCTTGATTTAATATGTACACATTTGCCTACGTCTGGCACTTTGTGCTTGTTGTCGATAACGCACCACAACACAGGCATAGTCCACTGACCCCAACCCCTGTATAGGTCGCCATCAGTAATCACGATACACGCTTGCGCGTTGATGCTTTCTTCACGGATGTACTCAGTCACACATTCTACATCTGTACCACCACCGCCTTTCGGCTTAGTAGATTGTACAAGTGTATCGAGTTCGTGCGTGTCATACGTTTCGTCACGACATATCTCTGTGTCCCAATACAACAGACGTACTTTATCTGGACGTACTGTGTCACATATTGCTTTGACTTCGGAAAGAAACGCGGTGACTTCGGTCTGTCCGATTGATCCAGACGTGTCGATTGCGACCACCAGTTCCCCGACCTTTTCACTGACACCACTCGGCATGTAGATACCACTACTCAGATACCTGCGGTTAGGTCGGCGGTATGTAGAGTAGTCACTGCCTGTACAAGTAGTCTGCACAAACTCACGCAACACTTCACGCCAATCGACTTGTGGTTCTAGCAAATCTTCTAGGTCACGATCACCACCACTGCCCATCTTACCTGCAACCAATGCACCTTGACGTACTGCCTCGTCGATCTCTCTTGCGAGTTCGCGCTGTTCATCGTCGGACATTTCTTGTGCGCCTTCCCAATCGTGTGTGTCGAATGGTTTGTGTCCGTTCGGTAGTGTCTCACTACCATCTTCTAGCGTACCTACAGCTGTGTTATGTGAACCAGTAGTTTCATTATCTTGCGGTTGGTCTTTACGCAACAAGTTGTACACCTGTGCGGTATCCAGACCTGCATACTTACGATCATAGCAACCGTTCACAAGCTCGCCTGTCATAGTAGCGAAACCATCTTGGTAGTTATCATCTACAATCTTTAGATTGATAACGTAGTCACACGCCATGTTTGCGAGTTCTGGGTCTTGCAAGTATAGATGTTTCCATGTGGTCAAGTGGCGGAACAACTTGTGATACACTTCATGCAACACCAAGAACCTAAGCTCGGCATCGTTGAGTCTGCTTACAAACACACGTCCATAGCACTCGTCACGTCCGTTGGTATACGCTGTTGTAAATATGCCGTCTGCAAGATCGTCTACAATACAACGATCCCCGATCATCAGCACCCCTGCAAGATAGACATACTTCGGACTGCCCATGATGGACACAACGGCTTTTGTCAGCCGTTGCTCCTCAGTTAGTTGGTTTACCATTAACATTTTATTTCCCCCATCCAAACAGGCGGTTAAACCAACTGCGCTTGGGTTCTGTTGCGAGGTACACACGCGCACGTTCTTCGCGCATTTCCAAAGTTTGCTCGAGCGTGTTGTACACCTGTTTAGTATCCATACCTTCGTACCAATCGCCATGCTCACCGAACTCGATGCCGTGCTTGGCAAAAGCTATATCTATAACTTCACTAAACGTAGGCTCGTTACGTCTCAACGCAAACGCACGTTGGTAAATTGCCTGTGTTGATCGACCCATGATTGAAGCAACCTCACTGTTAGGTATACCATTTTCACGAAGTGTCGTGAGGATATCATCCTCTTTGTCTGTCCATCTTTTACCCATTTGTTTTTTCCTTATGGTTATGTTTTATTGCTTTGCCACCGCGTGCGCCGCTTATCTTACTATGGCCTGCATGCTTAGACGGTTTTTGACGTTCGATAAGCATAGTGTTTGCTTTCTTATCCAACTTGAGTTGTTCTTCCCACCTAATGCGGTACGTGTCTTCATACTCCTCACGCGTCATTTCTCTCTCCTTTCGGTTGACACCACGACAGCGATTAATGCGCCCACTGCCGAAGTAAATTCTTGTTTGGCCTCGGCTTCTGCTTCGGCTTCTGTGGCGGCGAGTACACAGACAACTCGTGACACCAACCCTTCCACGGTTACGTTGTAGCTTTTTTCCATGATTATACCTTATCTGCTGTGTATAGGTGGTTGTTCTCCATAGCCCAATCAGTGAACTTCTTGTTCGTCATAACCATTGACTGCTTGGAATAGTTCTTTGCGCGTACCCCATTGGCAAACATAGCCTGTGCTTCTGTATCGAGGCGCGGTAAGTAATCCATCCAACTGTTGATCCAATCTTTGTCCAACGCGGACATAGTTCTATACACAACCATACATATAGCGGCGGCGCTGTCGGGCACTTTGGCGGTAAGCGGGCTGTCTTTGATAGACTGCAAGGTAGGTAGCTGATCGGATAGTGACACAAACGCCATCAAGTCCATCGCACCACGATCACCAATCGTACCCATCAAGGCGGCGGTCAAAGTAATATCGTCGATACCTTCGCGCGACTTCAATATGTCAGATGCGGAATGTAGTGAGCGAGGTGTAACAAAGGCGGCGCGTTGCGCTCGCGGATCAAATATGTACGGGTTCTCAGACGGGTCTTTGATATCTTCGAACGAGGCCATCAAGTGTGGATTATCTTTGACCCAACCAAGTAGGCTGTGATCTATGCCGTTGTTGATACCCCATTCGATCCAGTCCATGTGATCTGTTTTCTTGATCTGCACCACAATCATACGGTTACGTACGTGTGGTGGTAGTATGTCACCAACTCCTTCGCTACCTTTGTTTGTTGTAGCAAAGACAACACTGTCAGGGTGTAGTGTGTAACTACCAATTTGTCTCTCTTGAATGAGACGTAGCATAGCGTTCTTCACTGCTTGGTTCGCCTTGCCAATCTCGTCGAGCATAAGAATAATCGGCCCATCTAAGTGTATGCCTAGTTCTTCGTTAGGAATCATACGGACGCAACCATCACGTTCGATAGACTGCATGGACGGTATCATAATATCGCCAAGGTCTTTTGTGGTTGCATCGAAATATACTTTGCGATGCTTTGGAAGTTTATCTCCTATCATGTGTATCATAGATGATTTACCGTTGCCCATATCACCTTGAGCAAGGACGGTTCGTCTGTGACCCACCGCTACGATTAGATCGACGCATTGTGGTAAGTTTATTTGGTACATTGAGTGTGCTTGATTAGTCATGTTGTTCTTCCTTCTTGTTTATATATCTAATGACGGTAGTGTTTTGATAATGGCGTCGACCTTCACTTTGGTTTTGGCGCGGAACGTATTGTCGTCACGCAATACCACGACGGATACACCATACATTGCGTCTTCTAGTTTGCTTGCCATGTCAGACATCTGGGTAGACTGCGTAACATTACACACACGTAGTAGTTCTATCATGGCGGTGACGTTAGGAACGAGCGTATCACGAAATACTTTCTTGTCCTCTTTACCGCTGTAGTCTAGGCGCTCAGACATATTTGTCAGTGCCTTGTGTAAACGTGTCCACACGTCGTTCATAGCTACGTTGTATTGTTTAGAGTAGAAGTCGCTGTACTCCTTACGCATTTCTCGTAGTGCATCGTTACTTACATCGACACGGAAGTCGCCGACATCTGGCAACGGCATGTAGTTTATACGGAACGCAAACTTGCTGTTCAGACTTTCTACTGTGGGGTAGTCCTCACGTAAGAACAAAGTGCCAAGCTCTAGCTGTACATCTACCACTGTGTCGTTGTACGCGGTCAAGAATTTGTTCCTCAAGCTCTCAAACTCATTCTGCATTTGGGACATAGCTTCGGTATATTTGAAGTACTGCGCTGTAGGTAACAGACGCAAACCAGAGTTAGACCAAGGCATCGTCATGTTCGAGTGCATGTTGCGAGCCGATGTGACGCAACCGCGTAGCGCGCTAAGTTCATCACAATCACCGAGTAATTGTTTGTAGACGTTTGCGACACCCTTCTTTGCTTGAGCATCTTCTGTGACTTTAGTGGAAGCCCGCTTGTCTTTCTTGCGACCTGCCCATGAGGATATGTTGACTTCTACAAGCATCGCAGATGAGGCAAGTGTTGGTGCATCAGTTAGTAGTGTGTCACTACTCGCGGTGGTTAGTTGGTGTACGTTGTTCATTGTTACTCTCCTGTGTATTTGTTGAGACCCTTGAGGTCGTTGAGATTGGTGACAAGTGTTGCGCCTTGCTTGTGCGCGATGGGTGCGATACACCAACCTGCGCGTTGCTTAGTCGCTTGGTATTCGCCACAGTCTAAACAGAAGTTGTACCCAAGTTGTTTTCGGCGAAGGTCGTAAGGCTGGTCGCATGATATGCAGTGAGCTTTGATAGGCATGATAATCTCCATTTGATTGGTTGGTTTATATTGGTAGTGAAACACTACACTAGGTAGCGAAGCCTGATGATGAGACCACACACGTTGGACATCACACCAGAACATATACTACTATACCATAGCATATAAGGAATGTCAAGCTTTCTGAGTGTGTCCTGTGGTGAGACGTGGTGTCAGGTGGTACATGATTGTGTAGCGTAGTGAGACACTACTGTGTTGCTGGGTAATGTTCCGTGCTAAGTTATTGATATGATTACAATGTTCCGATGGGGTTTTGTAATGTTCCACATGGTGTATCTGTAAGTGCTTGATAATAAACGAATGTTCCAATGTTCCTAATGTTCCGTCATTTTTTGGGTGTTCTGGGATTTGTGCTGGGGGCTTACATCGCATTATAGATGGGGGGTCGCGTAGGAAGTGTTATATTTTTTTATATGGAACATTAGGAACATTAGGAACATTATAGTAAAATCAATGACTTATTTTTGCCTACTGTGGAACTTCTTGTGGAACATTAGGAACATTATAGTGGAACATTATAAAAATAAGGCCTCTGCATACATGTCGTGTCGCAAAGCTGCTCGGAGAACTGGTATAGATATAGTAGTGGTTCACTACCTTATTAGAGAGTCTTGTCACACGACGTACATAAACATACGAGAAGATGTACACACGAAGTACGATGTGTCGCAAAGCTGCTCGGAGAACTGGCATAATTAAGGTAGTGGGTCACTACACATACTGGCGGGTGTCGTAACAAGCCGATTCCGATGTGTCGCAAAGCTGCTCGGAGAACTGGTATAATTAGTACCCAAAATCTAGACACAAAAAAAGCGCCGAACCTTTCGGCTCGACGCGTGTAGTTATCGGTGTATTAAAGTAAAAGCCATTTGACGTGGGAACGTCTCGCCATGTTCTTTCATTATGCGACGTGTCTTCAATAGATAAGTAAAGTCTGCTTTGTGAAAACGTGTCTCCAAGTAATTCATATTACGTTCGAATTTCTCGTCGTCCCATTTAGCGATAATGTCTAAAGCGGCTCGGTGTATTCTTTGCATTGTTTTGTTTCCTGTAATTGATTGATAGTGTGGGGCGGCCTAGACCGCCCCAGTTTAGTTTAGCGGATTGATTTAACCATCGCTCGTAGTTGCGATATCATAACATCCAAATCCATAGTTGTTTCGAATACCTCTGCTTTTTGTAAGCGGGTTATTACTTTGCCTAGTTCACCTTTGGCAATCGCTTCAGACGATCTTGTCCTAGCATCAGCACCTTGCTTACCGCTTGCTATCTCAGCGTCGATCTGCTCTCTATTCTTTAGTTGCGTTTGCAATCCACCGATTATAGAGTTCGGTTGTCTTGCCCAGTATGATCTATTTCGACCATCGACCACTTTATCACCGGCCGCTTTTGGCGATAGCTCACAAAGCTCTTTAACTCCGGCTGGAAATCCACTCGCTATCATTTGCTTACACCATGTGAACATCTCCTCGGTTGCTGTTGAACCTTTTGAAGTGTTGCTGATTAGGTCAGTGCTTTTGAACCCGCCTGCTTTAAACATATCAAGAACCTTTGTAAGCTTCTTATCTTGGCCGACTACGCCTTTACTAAACTTGGCAATCTCAGCACCTAGCTCGGCGCCTAGCATTGGGTGGTTAGTTTGATGTGGTAGTATGTCTATCATTCGTGTCATGGTATATCCTTTCGAGAATATATATCTTAGCGTCACAGTATGTTTCGCTTTTGATAACATCAGTATACGTGTTTGTGTGTGATGTGTCACAGTATTAGAGGGTAAATGGTAGTAGATCACTACACATATGACACCCCACCTACCCCTATCCCCCCTGCACACCCGCACTATACCCTCAACTCTATAATACTATTCTGCGCAAATATTTTACGTTTCCACGAAATTGGGGCCCCCCTACCTAACTTTTTGATGCCCGTGACTACCCCACCCCCTCGTATATAGAAACGCCTATTATCAAACTGGATTGAAATGCTGTAAAAAATTTTGTATAGTCCCACAAACGAGGGCTAAAAATGACTATACATATTGAACCTGAGCGCGGAGTACCGACCCGCAAAGCTCCGGACATGCAGGACCTTGCAATCAAAACGTCCGCAGCTGCGAAGACGGTAGAATACCTGCATGCCAACGGGCTAAAGGTTGAAGCAACCAGTGCAGACAAGGATACAGCAGCGGCGTTAGCCGTATCTTACGCTGAGAACCCTCACAAAACATCCAAAGTTGCAACGCCTAAGCGAGTGGCCCAGTTGACACCCGCGACTTTACTGTTGACAGACAGAATCCTGAAGGATTTCGGACACTCTGTAGTGAAAAGTGCAACGCAAGTACGCCACTTAGTGACAAATAAGCTGATCGAGGAGACCGAAAACCCTGACCCACGCATACGGATACGTGCGTTGGAGCTGCTAGGTAAGATATCAGACGTTGGGTTGTTTGCTGAGAAGTCTGAAGTGACCGTAACGCACCAAACATCGGACGATCTGAAGGATAAACTACGCGAAAAGCTGTCTAGGTTGGTAAACCCCAGTGAAATTGAGGATGCGATCACGATTGACGGCGCTATTATCGACGTAGATAAGGAGTTGGGCCTCAATGTCTAGCAATTTAGCTAACTTAGCTAAGGATATGGACTTCTCACCGGAGGATATCCAGCGCATACTGGACAATCTAGACTCGTTTAGCCCCGAAGAGCTTGTCGAGATCGACACAATCGTGGGAGAACTCTCCACGCGGAAGGCAAATAAGGCGGCGCATGACGATCTCATAGAGTTTTGCAAGGCGATGATGCCGGGGTTCATAGTAGGGAAGCACCATAGAATCCTCGCAGACATGCTTATGTCGATTGAATCTGGAGATGAAGACCGTATATGTGTCAACATTCCACCACGACATGGTAAGTCACAGCTTGTGTCTATTTTCTTCCCTGCATGGTTCTTAGGTAGGAACCCAAACAAAAAAGTGATGATGGTGTCACACACCACAGACTTAGCGGTGGATTTTGGGCGTAAGGTTCGTAACCTTATTGCCGTAGAGGAGTACAAATCTATATTTCCAGAGGTTTCTCTTGCGGTAGACAGTAAATCAGCTGGTAGATGGAACACAAATTTTGGAGGAGAGTATTTTGCGTGTGGTATTGGTTCTGCTTTGGCTGGGCGTGGCGCTGACCTATTGTTGGTCGACGACCCTCATTCTGAACAAGATGTTATCAACGGCAACTTTTCCGTCTTTAAAAAAGCTTACGAATGGTTTACCTTCGGTGCCCGAACACGACTAATGCCCGGGGGGCGTGTAGCTATCGTGCAGACTAGGTGGCATATGGACGACCTAACAGGTCGTGTGACCAACGATATGGTTAAGAATGAGGAGGCTGACCAGTACGAAATCGTTGAGTTCCCTGCAATTTTAGACTCTGAAGACAAAGAGGGTAAACCAATAGAGAAGCCCCTATGGCCGGAGTTCTTTGATCTTGCGGCGTTAAAGCGAACCAAGGCCTCAATGCCTGCGTTCCAGTGGAACTCGCAGTACCAGCAGCAGCCCACATCCGAAGAAGCTTCTATTGTGAAGCGTGAATGGTGGAACATTTGGGAGAACGACAAGCTCCCGTCGGTTGAGTACGTAATTATGTCCCTAGATGCCGCGGCAGAGAAGCATAACCGGGCCGATTACACCGCACTTACCACTTGGGGCGTGTTCTTTCACGAGGAAACAAGTTCACACAACATTATTCTACTTGACAGTATAAAAGAACGGCTGGAGTTTCCTGAGCTCAAGGAGCTGGCGATGGAACAGTACAACCACTGGGACCCTGACGCGTTCATTGTGGAGAAGAAAAGTTCTGGTGTAGCACTCTACCAAGAGATGCGACGCATGGGCCTGCCTGTCACCGAGTACACACCCCACCGAGGGACTGGTGATAAGTTAGCACGGCTTAACTCTGTGTCAGATATTATTTCTTCAGGCATGGTCTGGGTACCCGCCACTCGTTGGGCAGACGAGCTCGTAGAAGAAGTGGCTGGGTTTCCATTCATGTCAAACGATGACTTAGTCGACAGTACGGTTATGGCTCTCCTAAGATTCCGTCAGGGTGGATTTATCCGTTTACCTACGGACATGGAGGACGATGACTCATATTTACATCGTAAGGCGGCGTATTACTGATGGGGATGACATACGTGTATATGTGTAGTATGGCTATCCACAGGACGTTGGTAGCGTCCGTGAGGACACTTCGTACCGAACCTCCCTCGTTAGTTGTGTCCTCACCCTACGAAGATAGCTTTCTATTTAGGCACTATATCTGCTATAGTGCCCTCAAACGAACCGAGTGAGGCAAGAACATGGCAGTCGAAAAACCTATGGAACCTAGTGATATTCTCTTTGAGGAGAACGAGCTAACCCCTGATTTAACTATCGAAGTGGAAGACCCAGAAGCTATAGAAGTTGTTATGGATGACGGGTCTATTGTGGTTGAGTTTGGTGATACACCTGAGATGGACGAAGATATTTCTCACGATTCCAACCTAGCTGAATTTATTGACGACGACGAACTCGAGGAAATAGCAAGCGAGCTAATAGAACACTTTTCCTCTGATCGTGAATCTCGCAGTGAATGGGCCAGTGCCTATATTAAGGGTATGGACCTTCTCGGTATGAAGGTAGAGGAGCGTACCGAACCGTGGAACGGAGCTTCTGGGGTGTACCACCCTATGATGACCGAAGCGGTGATTAAATTCCAAGCGCAGGCGATGGGAGAACTTCTCCCAGCAGCAGGACCCGTACGCAGCAAGATTGTAGGCAAGATGACATCTGAGAAGTTTGAGCAGGCACAACGTGTCGAGACCGAACTTAACTACCTTATTACTGAAAAGATGCCGGATTACCGTGACGAGATGGAACAGATGTTGTTCAAACTCCCGATGGCTGGCTCCGCATTTAAGAAAATCTACTTCGATCCTATAACAGAACGTCCTGTGTCCCAGTTTGTTCCTGCAGAAGACCTTGTAGTATCCTACGGCGCGTCTAATTTACGAACCGCGCCACGATTTACGCATGTTATGAAGCAAACACCTGAAGAAGTACTTAAACTACAGGTAAACGGCTTCTACCGTGACGTCGAACTGCCTGAAGCAACTAAAGATGTCACTGACATTGAAGAGAAGTACAACGAACTAGAAGGTTCTGAAGCTACTTACTCTGACGACCCACGACATACTGTTCTAGAAATGCATGTAGATTTAGACCTACCTGAGCCTTTCGATGATGTAGACGGTGTTTCACTGCCGTATGTAGTAACGATTGATAAATCGTCTAGCGTAATTCTAGCTATCCGTCGAAATTGGTATGAAGAAGACAGCAAGCGCGAGAAGCGTATGCACGTCGTACATTATCCGTATTTGCCCGGTATGGGTTTCTACGGTACAGGGCTTATACACACGCTAGGGGGCTTGACCAAATCTGCTACCTCTATAATGCGTCAGCTTATTGATGCAGGTACGTTATCTAACCTCCCAGCAGGCTTTAAAGCCCGAGGCATGCGTATCACCGGGGACAACACCCCAATCATGCCGGGTGAGTTTCGTGACGTGGACGTGCCAGCTGGTACGATTAAAGAGTCCATTGTACCCCTTCCTTACAAAGAACCATCAAGCGTACTCTACTCACTACTTGGGAACGTCGTAGATGAAGGAAGACGTATTGCGGCGGTAGGTGACATCCAAATGGGTGATATCAACGCTCAGGCTCCTGTAGGAACGACTTTGGCGCTTATGGAGCGTTCTATGCAGGTAATGTCGGGTATTCAGGCTCGCTTGCACGCAGCGATGAAACAAGAGCTTCGTATCTTAGCTAGGATCGTACATGATTACATGCCTTCTGAGTACGCGTATGAGATGGACGAACCCGCAGATCGTATAGCAGACTTTGATGGCCGGGTAGATGTCATCCCAGTGTCTGATCCTAACGCGGCTACAATGGCGCAACGCATAATGCAGTATCAAGCTGCACTTCAACTGGCCCAGCAAGCACCACAAATGTACAATATGGGCAAGCTGCACCGTCAGATGCTCGAAGTTCTGGGTATTAAAGACGCTGACGATATCATTACGTTAGCCGAAGATATTAAACCCGCTGACCCAGTAACTGAGAATATGGCTATCTTAAAACAAGAGCCGGTCAAAGCCTTTGCTTATCAAGACCATGAGGCGCATATCCAGACTCATATGATGGCGATGCAAGACCCTAAGATCATGCAGATTGTGGGGCAATCACCGTTCGCGAGCGCAATTCAGTCCGCTATGATGTCTCACATTACGGAGCACGTAGCGCTACAATATCGTGTAGAGATACAGAAACAGCTAGGCGTAGAACTTCCAGACCCAGAGGCACCGTTACCAGAAGATATAGAGCTTCAGGTCTCACGACTGTCCGCGAAAGCTGCAGAGAAGCTGTTCCAAAAAGGCCAAGCCGAAGCAGCTGCAGAACAAGCCGCTGCACAGCAGGCTGATCCACTTACTCAGATTCAGCAACGCGAGTTGATGATTAAAGAGACTGAGTTGAAGCACAAGATCGAGATGGATAAGCTGAAGATTAATATCGACGCTATGTCCAAGCAAGAGAACGCCCGACTACAACAGGCACGTATCGACTCCGAAGAGGAGAAAGAAGCGGCACGTATTGGCGTTAAGGTTGCAGAGCTTGAAACAGATCAGAAGGAGTCCGCGGCGCGTCTAGCTATGGACATTGCAGAGAAAGTGAACCTCGATGGCTGATAGTATATTTCATACCATGCTTACACGGCTCGAAGAAAGCCGCACCTCTATCGCCGAACACCTAGCGGAAGGCGGCGCACAAAATCAAGAGACTTACTGGAGGCTAGTAGGTAAATACGAAGCCTTAACTACTATACGTAACGATGTTAAAGATATTGAGAAGAAGTATATTGAAGATTAGGCATCATACGTGTAGTTATACGACATAACGTGGAATAATCCATGCAAAAGGCGCTGTGAGCCTTTAATCACTGCAGGAGACTAAGATGTACGCTACCGACAAAATAGATGACGAGCAGCTACTGGCAAAATTACCCGAACCGAAAGGTTATAAGCTGCTTATCGCAATCCCAGAACTTGAGGGTAAAACAGATGGGGGCGTTTATATGCCCGATGCTTTAACCAAGATGGAAGAAACTGCTACCATTATTGGGTATGTTATAAGTATAGGTACTGGAGCCTATACAGACAAAAAACGTTTCCCTGACGGTCCATGGTGCGAAAAAGGTGATTTTATTATCTTCCGTTCGTATTCAGGTACACGTTTTAAATTACACAACAGAGAGTTCCGCATTATCAACGATGATACTGTTGAAGCGGTGGTTGAAGACCCACGGGGGTATAGCAGAGCATGATTGACAAGAATACAATAGTCGAGAACGAAGAACTCGAAACAGACACCGTTGAAGTAGATATGTCCGACGACGGTGACTTTGAAGTGGAGATCGAAGATGATACTCCAGACGCAGATAAAGGCCGTCCACGCCGGGCAGCTGACGCAGAGGCGGATATTCCAGAAGACGAAGAACTTGAAAAGCACAGTGAATCGGTACAGAAGCGTATCAAGAAGCTAAAATTCGAGTTCCATGAAGAACGTCGCCGTAAAGAAGAAGCTGAACGAGAACGTGAAGTCGCAGTTCATTACGCTGAATCGCAGAAGAACGAAGCTACGCGTCTCCGCAAAAACCTTTCTGAAGGTGAAGGCGTGCTGGTTAACGAAGCCAAGGCACGTGTAGCATCGGAACTTAACAGCGCGAAACGAGCTTACAAAGAGGCGTATGAGGCTGGAGATACAGATGCCGTGCTCGAAGCACAGATGTCGCTATCTAAGCTACAGATGGAAGCTGATCGTGTAGAGAACTGGAAACCGGCGCAACGGGCTGTGCAAGACCAGTCTGAAGCTCCAAAAGCAGCACCTCGGGTTCCTAAACCAGACCGCAAAGCGCAGGATTGGGTAGCCGAGAACGACTGGTTCCAGAAAGATACAAGCATGACACGATACGCTATGCTCGTACATGAAGAACTATTAGAGACAGGCGTTGATTCTACAACGGATGTGTACTATAGTAAGATAAACGAGGCCATGCGGTCTCGATACCCAGATCGCTTTGCGGACGTGGAACCCGAGGTTCGACAACCACAACGTAAGGCTGGCTCCGTGGTGGCCCCGGGTGGTAGAAATACTGCCTCATCACGCAATAAAGTTGTCATTTCCTCATCGGAGGCCGCAATCGCCAAGCGCCTCGGATTATCTAATAAAGAATATGCGGCGCAAAAGCTAAAGGATATGCAAAATGGCTGATAGAAAACCTCGTACAACCGAAACCCGCGAAGCGGGAGAACGTCGTAAACCTTGGAAACGCTCGTCTATGCTACCTACCCCCGAACCACGTGACGGACTTTCGTTCCGCTGGATTCGCACAGCTACATTGGGTAATGCAGATATGACAAACGTCTCTGGACGGTTTCGTGATGGCTATGTGCCTGTAAAGGCAGAGGATTATCCTGAGCTACACATCATGTCAGATATTGATTCTCGTTTTAAAGACAATATCGAAGTTGGTGGGTTATTGCTTTGCGCTATCCCGACCGAACTAAGAGATGACCGCATCTATGGTCAGCTTGAGTCTGCACAAAATCAGGCCGAGGCTGTTGATAGAAACTATATGCGTGAGTCTGACCCGCGGATGCCTATGACTAAAACTAAGCGTAGTTCGCGGTAACTATATGGTAAGGAGTAATAATGCTCTTTACTACAACAGTAAATAAATCTGGAGGAAGAGCATCATGGCTACTATAGCTGCTCCCTACGGCCTAAAGCCGGTAAAACGTGCCGACGGTATGGCCTACGCTGGGGCAACGTCCCAGTACCTGATCGACCCTGCTGGAGAGGCAACAAACCTCTTTAACGGTCAAGTCGTTCAAATCGGTGCCGATGGTTACATCGCACTATCAACTGCAACCGGCTCTGACGGTGGTACAAACGCATTCCCAACAGGAACAAACCTAACAGGTTCTCTTGGTGTGTTTGTGGGTTGTGAATTTACCAACGCTCAAGGCCAAACTACGTTCTCGCAATACTACCCTTCTGGTACCGCCAATGGCGGCGATATCAAAGCGTATGTTGTAGATGATCCAAACGTACTATTCCAAGTACAAGCAGATGGCGCTATGGACCAGTCTGATATAGGTGCGAACACTTTCTTCGCGGCTGCTCAGTCTACAAGTACTGGCAGAACTGCTACAGGTAACTCTACAAGTGCTGTCGACGCGACAACTAAGACTACTACCGCTGCCTTCCGTATCGTGGCTTCTGCCTCTCCTATTGGTGATGCATTCCCTGATCTTTTGGTTAAACTTAACCCCGGCTACAGCAGCATGACTAACGCTGTTGGCTTGTAAGGAGGGCTAACACATGGCTATTTCACGCGCGCAGGCGCTTAAAGAGCTTTTACCCGGACTCAACGCCCTTTTTGGTCTTGAGTATGGCAAATACGAAAACGAGCACGCGGACATTTATGAGACAGAAAATTCAGAGCGTAGCTTTGAAGAAGAAGTTAAATTATCTGGTTTTGGTGCAGCACCAACAAAGGCTGAAGGTTCATCTATTGCGTACGATAATGCGCAAGAGGCGTTCACAGCTCGCTACACACACGAAACTATCGCTATGGGTTTCGCCATCACTGAAGAAGCGATGGAAGATAACTTGTACGATTCTTTGTCCTCGCGTTACACAAAAGCTTTAGCTCGCGCTATGGCATACACCAAGCAGGTTAAAGCTGCCTCATTGCTCAACACGGGCTTTGACACTTTCCAGTCTGGTGATGGTGTAACATTGTTCAGCACTGCACACCCAACAGTTGGTGGCGGTACAAACGCTAACCGTCCAGCGGTTAGTGCTGACCTTAACGAGACTTCGCTCGAACAGGCGATTATCGACATTGGGGGATACACAGACGAACGTGGCCTACTTATCGCAGCTCGCGGTAGAAAGCTTATTATCCCGTCTGCGTTACAGTTCGTAGCAACTCGTTTGTTGGAAACAACTCTACGTGTAGGTACAGCTGATAACGACATCAATGCTCTCAGCTCTAACGGTGCAGTTCCTGAAGGGTACGGTGTAAACCACTACCTTACAGACGCTGACGCTTGGTTCTTGACTACAGACATCCCTAACGGCATGAAACATTTTGTACGTTCTGCGATGGCTACAGGCATGGATGGTGACTTCGATACTGGCAACGTGCGCTACAAAGCACGTGAGCGTTACAGCTTCGGTGTTTCCGACCCATTGGGCATCTACGGTTCTCCGGGAGCGTAAGCTCTTAGGACTTAAATTTAAATTTGGAAGGCTCCGCTTCGGTGGGGCTTTCTTTTTGCGTAAAGGTGTTGTAGGGTACCTGTATCCCTGACAGTTGCATGGTGCGACTGACTTAACCCTGACAGGAGATAATCATGGGTATTACTACATTCTCTGGACCTATCAAGGCCGGAACAATTAAAGAAACAACTGGAACTACGTTAGGTGTAAATGTTAAAAACACTGGTCAAGTCGTTATGGCTCAGACCGCTGCTTTTAGTACCGCAGGTGGCGCACAAGCAGCCACTGTTACTGATATCGTAATCCCAGCTGCATCACAAATTATTGACATCGTTATTGAGGTATCTGTTGCTGTTGCAAACGCAACTTGCGTACTGAGCATTGGCGATACTGTTGGCGGCAACGCTACTTTTCTAAACCAATTTTCAATTACTGCCGCTTCCGGTGCAGGTCGTAAATACCCTACTACTGAAGCAGGTGGAGCATTGGCTTGGGCAGACGTTGGTACTGAAAAACGTCTTACAGTAACCACTACTGGTGCTACTAATGCAGGAACAATTCGTTTCACTGTTCTGTATCAACAGGCTATCGACCTTTAAAATTTAGCGTAAGGAGCTAGCAAATGGCTGGTCAAGAAGTACGAGCTTATAACTTTGCAGCAAGCGCTACCGCTGCACTTGTAGGCCCATCACGAGGTAGATTGCAGGGTGTTTTAATAAACGCCGCTGCAGCCGCCGCTTTCACTATTCGTAGTGGGTCAGCTACTGGCCCTATTATATTGCAGTTAACTTTACCTGTTGGTTGGAACGACGTATACATTCCAAATGATGGTATTTTAGCTGATAACGGTTGCTTTGTTTCTGCCTTTACAGGCACAGGAAACGTAATGACACTACTTATAGAGTAATATGGCAGTTAAGAAAAAAGGTACAATGAAAGGTCACACCATAAAAGGTGGTCAAAAACGCCCAACTAAGTCTGGCGCGGGGATGACTAAAAAAGGTGTGGCCAAGTATCGTCGGGATAACCCCGGCTCTAAACTAAAGACAGCCGTTACAGGTAAGGTTAAAAAGGGAAGCGCTGCAGCTAAGCGTCGCAAGTCTTACTGCGCACGTTCTGCGGGACAAATGAAGCAATTTCCTAAAGCAGCTAAAGACCCTAACAGCCGATTACGGCAAGCTAGAAAAAGGTGGAAATGCTGACATGATGGGACGTAGTTCTATGGGAAGACAACTTACAGGCAACCGAGTTAAAAAAGCAGTGCCTCGTAAACCTGTAGCGGCTATGGGCAAGGGCGGCAAAACTAAGAGTCGTGTGAATGAAGCTGGTAATTACACTAAGCCCACAATGCGTAAGGCATTGTTCAACAAGATTAAAAGTGGGGGTAAAGGTGGTAAACCGGGTCAATGGTCTGCTCGTAAAGCGCAAATGTTGGCTAAACAATATAAAGCTAAAGGTGGAGGATATAAGTCGTGAAGGGTGTAAAACATTATAAAAAAGACGGTACAGTTCATGCGGGCGAAAAGCACAAAATGAAGGATGGTACTATGCATACGGGGAAAGTTCATGGTAAAATGAGTGTTAAGTTATCCCACTATAAAGATTTGAGTAAGAAAGCGAAGGCTAAAGCCGATGGCAAAAGCAAAAAGTCAAAAAAGTCTTAGCAAATGGACTAAGCAGAAATGGCGTACAAAGTCTGGTAAGCCGTCGACGCAAGGGAAAAAGGCTACAGGTGAGCGGTACCTACCCGCTAAAGCTATAAAAGCTTTGTCATCTAAAGAATACGCTGCTACTACCAAGGCTAAACGAGCGGCTACTAAAAAAGGTAAACAGGTTGCCAAACAACCTAAAAAGATAGCCAAGAAGACGGCAAAGTATAGGAAGGCCTAGATCATGGCGGTTGTTGTGCCAGAACTAAATGAATTATTTGAGGAGGCATACGAACGTGCAGGCCTTGAAATGCGTTCGGGGTATGATTTAAAAACCGCCCGCCGCAGTCTTAATATTATGACGCTAGAGTGGCAGAATCGCGGCTTGAACCTATTTACTATAGAGGCGGGGACCCTGCCGTTAGTTGCGGGTACAGCGACCTATACGTTACCTTCTGATACTATCGACCTAATAGAACATCAACTCCGCACTGACGAAGGCACACCGCAGCAGCTGGACTCGTACATACAACGCATGAGTGTTTCTACGTATTCTCAGCAGGGAAACAAAAATACTCAAGGGCGTCCATCGCAAATCTACGTACAGCGCAATGCTACAAATGTACAAGTTACCCTTTGGCCTGTGCCAAACGATGCTACTACGTATAAGCTATCTTATTACCGTCTAAAAGGTATAGATGGTCTGGCGAGCGGTGTTGGAGGAGCTACTACTTCTATACCGCCTCGTTTTATACCCGCTCTTGTGTCTGGTTTAGCGTACTACGTTGCAATGAAAAAACCTGAAGTAGCCGATAGAGTTGGTCCTTTAAAACAAGAATATGAGGAACAATTCCGTAGGGCTGCAGATCAAGATCAAGATAGGTCTACACTTCGTATTGTACCGTTTAGGGGGAATGTATAATGCCGGGTTACGCTAGTGGTAAACACGCATACGGTATATGTGACCGGACTGGGTTTCGCTACAAGCTAGAAGACCTTATATACGAGGTTCAGCATGGAGTACGTACAGGTCTACGTGTAGGCAAAGACGTATTTGATCCCGACCAACCACAAAACTTTACTGGGGATGTTAACACAGCAGACCCCCAATCTTTACGTAACCCCCGTCCAGATGTAAATCCGGGTAGAGGTTTGTTTGGCTGGAACCCTATTTGGAACCCAGCGCAATATATGGTAGGCTCTGTAGGAAGAGTCACTGTAACAACAACTGATGGAGATTAGTATGCAAAAAAATAAGAAATCTTTGACCCAAATGCCGGGCGATAGCAAAAGACAACGTGCCGACACTAACCTGACTAGGGCGCAAGAAGAACGTTTATTCCGTGAATCTGAGGCAGCGCGCAAAGAAAAACTTAGAGAAGAGCGAAATGAACGTAACCCACCAACAGCAGTAGAGCGTGGAATAAAAAGAGGACTGCAGAAGCTTAAAAAAGCTGTTGGCTTGAAAAGCGGTGGTAAGCTGAACATGGTTACAGGTCCAAACGGGAAAATGGTTCCTGATTATGCTACTGATGGCGTTGGTAAAATGTCCTACGGCGGCAAAGCTAAAGTAAAGAAAATGAACTACGGTGGCAAAGCTAAGGTCAAGAAGATGGGTTACGGTGGCGAACTCAAGAAGATGTCGCCGGGCGGCAAGACAGATGGCGGCGGTATGTGCCGTGGTATGGGGGCGGCTACTAGTGGTGGCAAATTTAAGATGGGGTAAGTTCTGATGAACTACGCAGAGCTGGTTGCAGCAATAAAAGACTATACACAGAATGAGGAGACAAGCTTCGTCTCCAACATTCCTAACTTTGTCAAACAGTCGGAAGAGCGGCTCAACCGCTCTATAATGGTGCCTGAGTTGCGCAGGAATGTGACTGGCTCCACCACCAAAGATAATGTGTACCTAGCCAGACCAGAGGATTTTCTCTCTGTGTTTTCTTTGGCTGTCGTAGACCCGGCTGGAAACTATTCGTTCCTTCTTGATAAGGATGTAAATTTCATACGTGAGGCTTATCCTTCACCGAGCACGACACCGGGCCTACCGAAGTATTATGCTCAGTTTGATGGGGATTTTGGCGGCGAGGATGGTAACTTTATTCTTGGCCCAACCCCCGATGCAGTCTATACCGTTGAACTGCATTATTACTACGATCCACCATCAATCGTTACCACAAGCACATCTTGGTACGGCGATAATGCCGAATCCGCTTTGCTTTATGGTTCTCTGATTGAGGCGTACACATACATGAAGGGTGAGACAGACCTTATTCAATTATATACTACTCGCTATAGCGAAGCTCTTGGGCAGCTTACCGGGGTCCAAATACGGAGTTCGCAAGATGAGTACAGAGATGGGAGACTTTGATGCAAGTTGAAATGGATTTTGGCTTTGACGCCATAAAAATACATACCGCTGACAAAGGAGGGCACAGCCCTGATGCTGTAGCGGAAATGTGTGTAGACAAGCTAATGAGCGTGTCTACTTCTGCCCCGCCCGAGATACGAATGCAAGCGGAAGCGTACAAAGCACAGATGTTGCAAATCATCGCGCATTATATTAAAGTAGCGGTTAAAGAAGACCGCACAACAACGTATGTAAAAATACAAGAGGCTGGGTTTCCGGACCTCGCAACCCAACTTAGGAGACTTTAAATGGCCTTTAATGGTAACTTCATGTGCACATCGTTCAAGAAAGAACTGCTTCAAGGCACGCACAACTTCACTGCCTCTTCAGGCAATACATTCAAACTTGCCCTGTATACAAACAGTGCATCGTTTAATGCGGCGACAACTGCGTATACTACTGGCAATGAAGTGTCGAACTCCGGTACGTACAGTGCTGGCGGCGGTACGCTCTCAAAGGTAACACCGACATCTTCAGGCACTACAGCATTGACAGACTTCGCTAACCTTAACTTTACCAGCGCATCAATTACAGCTCGCGGAGCATTAATTTATAACGACAGCGTTTCAGGTAACCCAACAGTTGCGGTGCTGGACTTTGGTTCGGATAAAACTTCGACTTCTGGTACGTTTACTATTCAGTTTCCAACAGCGGATGCTTCAAACGCTATCATCCGCATAGCTTAAAAATAAAGGGGTTACCCAATGGCTCTAATTGTCGCTGATCGTATACAGGAAACTACTAACTCTACGGGGACCGGGGCTTATACTCTGGGAGGCGTGGTTGCAGGTTTTAGAACGTTTGCTTCCGTTACATCCAATGCGGACACTGTCTATTACTCGATCACAGATAATGTGAACTTCGAGGTTGGCCTTGGAACCTATGCTTCTAGTGGGGGGACTATTACCCGCACGTCGGTGTTCGCATCGTCTAACTCTAATAATGCCGTTAACTGGGGTGTTGGAACAAAAAATATCTTCCTTACGTACCCTGCTGACAAGGCCGTAATTGAAGACGCAAGTAACAATGTAACTGTGGGTGGTACTGTTGTTGCATCAAGCTTAGACATCTCAGGCAACATAGACATAGACGGTACTACTAACTTAGATGTAGTAGATATTGACGGTGCTGTTGATATGGCATCTACACTTACAGTTGCGGGTGCTGTAGACTTTAATGGTAATCTTGACGTAGACGGCGGCACAATTAAGCTAGACGG